AAGAGAAAAGAAATTAACACCAAAAGAAACAGAGGATTATAGACGTAAGAAATTAGTTGAGGTTAGAAAAGGAACTGGGGCAGGTCGACCAGTTCAAGCAAGGAAAAAATCAAGTGTAGGTTATACTCCTATCGCAGAAATAAATAAAAAGAGAGAAGCAGAAATGGCAAGGGTAATAGAAGGTATGAAAGAAGTTAAGGAAGGAAAGAAAAGACAAAAAGGAATAAAGAAAGAAATAAAATCAAGTATAAGTGAATTTGAAAAACAGAAAGATAAAGTAGAAAATTTAGTAGAAGAGAATTTAAAGAATGCAAGACAAGCAGAGAAAGAAGTTAAACAAGTATTAAAAAAATTAGATCCACCTAAACCAAAATCAGATGCACAGAAATTAGAAGGTCTACTATCAAGTAAAGAAAGAAGAATTAAAGAATTAGAATTTAATAATAAACGATTACAAAAAGAATTAGCAGATTTGAAAAAAAAATAAATACTATAAACATAAATGCCTACAAGAGAAGATTTAGAAAGTCATTTACTTTCTACTTTGAAAAAAGAAGTAGCAAAAACTAATATAACTGGATTTAGCACAATGAAGAAAAAAGATTTAATTGATTTAATGATGAAACATAAAGATAGATTCCATCATATAAAAAAGAGAAGTCTAATGTCATATTCAATAATACCAAAGAGATTATTTGATGCACAACAAAAAAAGAATAGAGCAGTTTTAGAAAGACAAAAGAAAGCAGATGAAGCAAGGATGGAAAAAAAAAAGAGAGCTGATAAATACAAAAAAGAACAAGCAAAAAGAAGACAGCAAAGTGTTAAAGCAAGTAAAGGTTATTCTATAATGTTTAAAAAATAATTAATTAGTATAAATACATTTAAAAAATATCTTATATATTAATATAATGTGTGACACTATTGAAAAAAGAGGAAGAAAGAAAAAATACAATAGTGAAGAAGAATTTTTAGAGAATAGGAGAGAAGCATGTAGAATTAGAAAGTTTTTAAAATATTATGAAACTAAATATAAAATTAAATTACAACCTAATCAAATTGAAGAAGCAAAAAAACATAGAAAAACAATTTTACAAGCATTACCTATTTTAGATTTTTTAAATAGTTTAGAAATTATTGAATAAATAATATTTTTAAATTTAATATTATTTATTTTTGCGGATATAAAATACTTAAAAATATATATAAAATAAATATATAAAAATAAAATGTTTATAAATAGTATAATGTTGGAATTCACAGAACAAGTAAATATTGAAAAAGTAAAATATCTAATCTCTCTCAATGATTATGAATTAGTTGAATATAATGATATAGATAAGGAAAATTACAGCGAGGTTAAAAAATATTCAAAAATATTTAAAGCAATATTAATAAATATATTGACTATGTGTGAAAGGGATGATAATGGTATTGGTTATGTAGAGAGAAAATATAAATCTAAATCTCATAGATATTATGTTGAAAATAAAGGTGTCCAACAATTATCAAAATATCATCGTGATTTTATTATTAGTGAAGGTTGTTTTGATTACGATATGAAAAACGCTCATCCAACATTATTATATTATTTGTGTAAAACAAATGATCTACCTTGTAAAATGTTAAAACTATATATTGATGATAGAGAAACAATTTTAAGTGAAGGGGGTATTGAAAAAACTGATTTTTTATGCATGATGAATAGAGATAGATTACCTCCAGTTAAAACCACAGATGCTACTATTAGATTAATTCTTGATGAAATATTAAAAAATAAAAAAAAATTAATTGAAATTTATAAAAATATTATTTCAAAAGACTGGATAAGAGAAGAACAATTTAAACCTAAAAAGGACAGAGGAAAAAATCCTATCTCTTCTAAAATGTGTAATATATTAATGTATTTTGAAAATATGCTATTACAAAAAGTATTTGAAAAATATGGTCATTATTGTTCTATTCCTATGTATGATGGATTTATATCTACACGTCAAATAGAAATAGAAAATTTAAATGAAATTACAAAAGATTATGGAATACAATGGGCATATAAACCTTTTGAGACACCTTATGAATATCATAATGATTATGAAATGGAAATAATATATGATATAGAAAAAAATGAATTTGAAAATAAATATTTTTATATTACCTCTCAAAATTGCTTTAAAGTATTAATGAGTGATGGAACTTATGAAACTATATCTAAAAAAAATGTTGAAGATGCGTGTGAGAATAAACAAGTTAGAAATCATAAAGGTGATTTAGAAAATTTTGTTAAAGTTTGGATGAGAGATATAAAAAGAAAAGATTATGAAAGTCAAAAATTTTTACCATATACTGAAATTAATGATACACCTGAACATATTTTTAATGAATTTGAAGGTTTTAAATCTAAAAGAGTTGAATATACAGAAGATGATATAAAATGGTTTGATGAATATTTAAATAAAGTTTATAAAAAACCTGAAATTATAGAATATTTAAAATGTTATATCGCAGATATTCTCCAAAATCCAAAAAGAAATCCAAAAGTATGTATTGTTATAAAAGGGATAGAGGGTACAGGTAAAGATAGTTTAATTGATATTATTAGTTCATTAGTTGGTTCTCGATATATGAATCGAAGTAAAGGAATGGATGATTTATTTGGATCTTGGAATAGTATAGTAGCAAATAAATTAGTTGTATGTATGAATGAAGTGCAAGGTAAAGATGGAATAACATTTCTCGAAGATTTAAAAGAATTTATTACACAAGATGAATTACAGATTAGAGAGAAATTTGTAAGTTCAAGAATTATAAAACAATTATATCGATTACTTGTTTTGTCTAATAATTACGCACCTATTAACATCTCTCCAACAGATAGAAGATTTTTAGTTGTTGAAACTTGTATGCAAATGTCAAAAGAAGATTATGTAGAATGGTGGGGTGATTTACATAGTAATATACAAAATATAGAAGTAATGAATAAATTATTTTCATATTTAATTGACCTTGATATATCTAATTGGAGTCCTAAAAGAGATAAACCAAAAACAGATAGTCAAAATTTTCTTGCTACAAGGAATATCTCTGCACCACTTCTCTATATTCATAAATATATTACTGAGAATTGTAAAGATAGAATGGAACAACCATTTAAGATGAAACAAAGTCATTTAAATAAAATGTCTGTAAAAGTATCGAAACTTGTTTTAGATAGAGAAAAAGAAATTAGAAAAATGGATATTAGAAAAACAATGGATAAACATAATTGTATTTTTTCAATACAAAAACCAAGTGCATTTGATTATTGTTCATGCTGGGTTGCTAAAAGTAATCAAGTAGTAATAGACCATTTAAATGATTTTGATTTTAAAATGTATGACGATAATGCACTTGATTGGACTAATATGGGTGAAGATGAAGAAGAAGATTAAACGATTTGAAATATGTATGAATAGAGAAAATCACTTTATTTTACTTTGATTTTAAATTTTACTTTACTTTTTACTTTTTATAATTTTTTATATATTATATATTTTATTACCTATTATAGTAATATATACTATATATTATATATATAAAAAGTAAAAAAGTAAAAAAAGTAAGAAATATAGATAGATAGATAATATATATATATAAAAAAGAGATTGTTGTTTTTATATTTTGTATATATAGATACAAACACCCCCAAATCGCACATTATCGACTTTTTTACATTTTTCTACTTTTAAAAATTCATAATCAAATATTCTTTAATTCCTTTCTGTTGTTGACCGCTTTGTTCGTAAGCAGTAGTCACTATTTTTTTTCTATATTTTTCAAATACTTTCTTTACTTCAGGACTAAAATCATAACTCAATATAAATTTACCTTTTATACCTTGTAATGCATTATATACATCTTGTGGTGTCACACTATTTTCTTTATAATCTCTCGTCGATTTACTATAAGGTGGATCTAAATAGAATAATGTTGTAGGACTATCATATTTTTTAATTACTGCTTTAAAATCTTGATTTAATATTTTTACTTTATTCTCATTTAAATAATCTTTCCATTTAGTTGTTTTATATTTCTTACCCCATTCTACACCTTTTTTCCATGTATTTAATTCTTTCTCTCCGACAAATGTTCTCCTATTTCCTGAAAATGAACCTATACTTAAATATAAATTTCGGTACAACCTCTCTTCTTTACTACTAAAACTTTTTTGATTTAATAATCGTTCAAATTTCTCTCTTGTAGGTGTAAAGTCTTTACCTATCATCTTCTCTCCTACATCTTTTTCATCTTGCCATATATTTGCTATATCTTTATCTTTATCATTAATTACATTGTTATTTGCTGGATCTTTAAACATAAATACATGTCCACCTCCTACAAAAGGTTCGACGTATGTTTCATGTGGTGGCATCATTCCTACAATAACTTTTTTTAATTTGCTTTTACCTCCTACTCTTGGAATCATATTATATATAACTTATATATTATTTTATTTTGATAATATATAAATATGAGTGATAAAGAAAGATTAAAAAATTTATTAGAAAGCAATAAAAAAACAATTAAAAAACAACAGCTAATGTTAAAAAATAAAGAATTAAATATCAAAAATAAAGACAGAATATTAAAGAAAAAAGATGATAATATTAAAACTTTAAATAAATTGCGTGATGATAAAAATAAAGTTATTTTAGAAGCGTTGGCACATGTAAAAGAATTAAAAGAAGAAATTAAAGATTTAAGAACTAAACCTGATTATTACCCTGACCTTCAAGAAGCAAGAAAAAAATTAGAAGAAGAGAAAAAGAAGAAACAAAAAATAAAATATGTAAGAAGTATTACGACCAAAAAAGATAAACCATCAGGGTGGGGTGCTTATACAAATTGTATGAAACGATTAAGTGAATACGAAGAATAAAAATAATCATTTATTTTAGACAATTTTAATTAATATAAAATTTTATGTGTTAATTAACTTAAAATAAAATATTACTATAATTATATATGTCTGATACAGAAAGCGATAGTAGTATTGAACCACAAGAAGAAGAGGTTGTAAGTAAAAATGTAAAAATAAAAAGAGGAAAACCCACTACAATACCCAAGAAGAGAAAAAAAGTAATTACAGAAATAATAGAAATAGAAAGTGATGATGATTTACCTAACTCTGAACCTGAAACAGAACCAGTATATGAAAAACCAAAAAGAGAAAGAAAATATAAAACAGCAGGTAGACCAAAATTAACAGAACATCAAAAATTAGAAAAAGAATTATCTAAAAAAACATTAATAAAAGAAAAAGTAATTTATATGATCCCTGATGATAAAGGTGGTTATAAAAAAGTAAAGAACCCAGTATTAACAGAAAGAGATTTAAAAAAAATAAAATTAGAACAAGAAAAAGAAGAACAAGAAAAACAAATAGGTAAAAAATTAATTCAAAAGAAAAATGGAACAATTGATAAAAGAAGTATAGGAATGAAAACAAGAACCCCAGCTCAAATCGCAGCCACAGAGAGAATGTTAGAAGCAAATAAAAAAAGAAGAGAAGCATTGAAAAAATTAAAAAAACAAGAAACAAAAGAAACAATAAAAGATAGTGTAAGAGAAGTTGTAAAAGAACCCTTTTATGAACCAAAAGAACCGCCTAAACCAAAAAATCCTTATGAAGGTTTAATATTTTAATTTAATGCTTGTTTTTGTTGTCTAATAATTTCATCTATAATAAATTTTTTTCCTTTATGTTCTATCTCTGCTTCATCAACATCTAAATCTTCTTGAACTGGTCTTAATATAATATTACTTGCTTGTCGCATTTGATTATTATTTGTAGGTTGTGATAAAGCACGTGGAACTCTTAAAACTCTATTAGCATTTATTTGTGTATCTAATCTGCTTCTTTTTTGTAATGGATAAATATAAAAGTTAATACTGAATTCATAATTAATACCATTAAAATTAATCAAATTATTATTTTGATCTGTTATTTTTAAATCAAGAAAATCAACTGAATTATATAATATAGTTTGTTGTCTATTATCATTTTGATTTAAATAAATAATATATCCTGAATTTTGATCTATACTTATTTTTTGTATGATTTGTGAAAACCCTGACCTTGTAGAGAATACCATACTCGCCGATGTATTTGATTTAACAAATAATGAATGAACACTTGCTAAATCAATTACATTAGTGCTTATAATAGAAGCTCCAACACCGACAACACTATCAGGTGAATTATCACCAGTAGGAAATCCTAATAACCTATTTGCATAACTCCCACTCCAATTAATAGTTTGTGTAGAGCTTTCTTGATTTGTAAATGTATATTTCATAGTATATTTATTATACGTCATACTAAAAGGGAAAGCATCATCTGCCGTTAGTACACTTGCTAATTGTGTCGCATCGTAATTTTGATTTGATATAGTGTAAGTGGTAGAACCATTTAATAAAATTCTATCATTATCTATATTACTTGATACATTATAGAAACTATAAGGAATTTCTCCAGTTTCTATAACCATGTGTAATTCTTCATCTCTTGAATCAACTATTATAGGTTCTTTTAAATCAATTAATAAATGAGAGTTCAATTCACCTGTCATCTCTGCATCTTTACTTCTTATATGTAAAACATATTGTCTGATAGGTTGTAATATATTTTCCATTTATATTAATTATATATTTTTTTTTAATATATAATTATATTATAATGTCCTTTGTAGATTACGAAGAGAGAAAACTAAATGCTGTGGTTGCTAATTTCTCTAATGATGATAAAAGAAAATACATGGAAGAAGTAGATTATATTAGGTCATTATTAGAATTATTAAGAAAACAAAAACAAGCAGTTAAGGATGCTCCAACAAAAGAAGAGAAAGATAAAGCAAAAAAAGAAGAAGAGAAAACAAAAAAAGATTTAGATGATAAATTTAAACAATTAATTAATTCTTATTCTCTAAAAAAATTAGGAATAGTCACAGATAAAGTAGTGCCTGAAAGTGTAATAGAAGGTGCGAAATTAACAAAAGCAAGTCATATATACAATACGTCAGGAGAAGAACAAGCAAAAGCATATTTACAACAACAGGGACTGGATAATTGGAATATAGATCCATTATCTTCTAAACAAATATTAGTTTTAAAAGATGGCAACAAAATTAAATTAGCAGCAAGAGGCACAGATGCGAAAGGAAAAAATTTTAATGATTTTGATTATGATATTAAAGCACATTTTGGAACAGAACAAAATCATAATATATTAGTAGATGCGAGAAAACAAGTAAAAGCAGTTAAAGAAGCATACCCTAATGCTGAAATAGAAGGACACGGATTTTCACTTGGAAATAATGTTATAATCTCACTTGGAAAAGAGTTTGGGTTTCCAACAGAAGGTTATAATGGATATATAACAAAAAATATAGTAAATAATGCTGATAGATATACTGGTATAGACCATACTATATGGAGAACCACAGACGATTTACCATCTATAAGGTCAACATATTTAGATGGGGTGGGTGATTTTAAAGTAAGAACAATACCAGTATTAGAGAATTCTATGAACCCTTATAAAGCACATAAATTAGAAAATTTTACAACAAATAATAGAAGTGGTAAAGAAAGTTCATTACAAGTTAAATTAAGAAATCTAACAGAAGAAACATCAAGACATGGTGAATTATCATTATTAAATAAAATGATACATGATACAAAAGGAAAAGAAACACGACCAATAGAAACAGAAGAAGAAGTAGAAGATAGTTTAATTGATAGGAGACCAAGAACACGAACAAGAACAAGACTGCCAATTAGAGAAACTGGAAATCATTTAGATAATATGGGTATAGAAGATGGAACATTAGTGAGAATGAAAGCATTTGATAATGTTGCTAAATCGTATGGAAAACCTCATCCTCCATTAGATGAACCACGTGTAAATTCTTTAATGAATAATCAAACTTTACCTGACTCATTATCTTTTGTAAATCAAATAAGAAATAGAGAAATACAAAGACAACAAAGAACAACAAGAAATTTATCAAGACAAGGAAATCAAATAGAATTAGATAATTTAAATAACCAATTAACAGGGTTAGATTCATTAGAAGAATTAAATAAATCAACAAAAGCATTAATGGATGCATCGACACCTGAAACACAAGCAAAAAATCGATTTAAAGTAAATAGATTAAAATCACAATGGGATAGAAGAGAATTTTTAAAAGGTCAATTAAAAGCAAAAGCACCAACAAGCACAGATATAGAAATGAAACCAATACAACCAATAAAACCTAAACCTATTGAACCATTAGCAGAACCTATTAGATTTGCTGATGTGACATCAAAACCAACAGCAACAACATCAATAGCAGATGAATTAGATTTAACTGGTAGTGATTTATTTGGAGGGAGAGGATTTGCGAAAAAAATAAAAAGTAATAGAACAATTCAACCAAAAGAACAACAATTATTAATTAGAAAAAGAAATAGAGTTAAATTACCTGATGGAGATAGTAAAAAGAGTAATGCATTATCAAATCAAATAGATAATTTAGAAACTCAAATAACATCAACAACGCCTGAGGTAGATGCACAATTACAAGACGTATTAGATTTTGCTGGGAGATTATCACCACCAAGATCAAGACCTGACACTAAACCAAGTTTTACAGAATGGGCAAGAGAGAATGGAGTAGGAGAAACAAACCATAAAAAATCAATATGGCAATTATCAGGCAATGAATTAACAGATGATGAAAAAGTAGGATTTAATAAATCATTACCTTTTAATGATGAAGATACTTTAAAAGAATTTGCTGATGCTGATGTAAGTGAAAAAGCAAATACATTAGTCGATGGTTTTAAAGCAAGTGAACATGCAGGGAACGAAGTTAATGATTTAATCTCTACACCAGTGAGAGGAGATAATGTATCACGTTTAGGAAATATTGCTCGTGAGACTTTTAAAGGAGTACATCCCATGAATTTAGGTGTGGGTATAGCGACAGGAATGGTCGCAGATGGATTTTTAAATACTATTGACCCTGACCATAAACAACCTGAGGTTTTAAGAACAGGAGAAAGCGGATTAATCGCAGGAGGTTTAGCATCTACAATTACAGGTGGCATGTTTATTCCTGAAGCAGGAGCGGGTTTAACAGGAGCATTAGCAGGTAAATATACAGCAGAAGGAGTAGATTATGGTTTAGAAAAATTAGGACTTAATAAAGATGTATCAGAAGGAATAGGAGCAACAACAGGTGGAGTTGTTGGAGGAAGCACAGCCGTTGCTACTGGTTCTTTATTAACATCTATATTTGGTGGGGCTGCAACTGGAGCTGAGGAAGGGGGCGTTGCTGGAGGTGGAGTATTCTCTCCTGAAGGTATATTAATAGGAGGATTAGTGGGAGGTGTTGTTGGATTAGGATCTTATCTTTGGTCGAAGTTTCACGGATAATATAAAATAAAATTGATTTAGAAATTATATAACAAATGATATATAAGAATGAGTGATATAGCAACAGGACGTGTTTATATTATAATATGTATTAAAAATCCAAAAATATTTTATATAGGTTCTACATTTAATCAATTAAGACAAAGATGGATAAAACATAAACAGCATTACAGAGAGAAAGGAAGATTACCTTCAATCTGTAAATATTTTGATGAATATGGTGTTGATAATTTTACTATGAAATTATTAAAAAGTTATGATGTAGTTAGAACTCATAATAAAGATTTTAGACATCTAATAGCATACGAACAATTATGGATTAATAAATTAAAAGGTTGTTGTAATATAATTAATCCATTAAATTTATTACCAAAAATACAAAGAAAAATTTATCGTGAAAACCATAAAGAAAAAAATAAACAATATCAAATAGAATATCGTGAAAAAAATAAAGAATATTTAAATCAAAAAGACAGAGAAAAATATCAAAGACACAAATCAACAATATTAAAACAAAATAAAGAAAATTATAAAAAAGATCCACAATCAATAATAGAAAAGACAAGACAATATTATCAAGACAATAAAATTAAAATTAAAGAGAGAACGAAAGATTACAGAGAAAAAAATAAAGAAAAAATAAAAGAAATAAAGAAAATTAAAATCATCTGTGAATGTGGTTTAAAAATTTGTAAAGACCATTTATCAAGGCATCGTAAAACACAAATTCATTTACGATTGATGAATGAAAAATAAATATCTATA